AAGTAATAATGTACGCACTGAGTTAACACAGCTAGTAAGACAACAGCTTAATCCTATTAAGTCTTTGTACAGTGCAGATGAAGCATTCTATCTGTTGTCTCTACAGGACAGTCAGACTGTATACTGCTTTGATATGCGTACTACTTTGCCTGACGGTGCTAACAGAGTAACTACATGGGCAGGTGTTAACCCGCGTAGCCTAGCGTTGCTACAGGACGGTAGTATTTACTTAGGTAGAGAAGATGGTATATTTAAGTATGAAGGTTATCAGGACAACGGTAATGCTTATGAAATGATATACTACAGTAACCCACTAAACTTTGGTAACTCTACTAACCTTAAGTTCCTTAAGAAGTTTAACATTACAGTTATCGGTAACGTAGCCTCACCTACTACATTAGTATGGGGTTATGATTACGACGGTGCTTATATTAAGAAACCCTTTAACACACAACTAAGCAACACACCTATTTCTGAGTTTAACGTATCTGAGTTTAACATAGGTAAGTTCTCAACGGGTGTGGACATACAACGTCCTTCAATTAACACAAGCGGCAGTGGTACGGTAGTAACCATAGGCATCGAGTCTACTGTCAATGGCGCGCCTTATTCAATACAACAAATAGATGTACACGCTCTACTAGGGAGATTAATTTAAATGAGTAATTATACTATAACAACGGACTTTGGAGCAAAAGATAGTCTTCCTTCTGGAAATGCGGCTAAGGTAGTTAAAGGCTCTGAGTTTACAGCTGAATTTACAAACATACAGACAGCAATAGCTACTAAGCTAGATTTAACAAGCGGTTCTGCGACAAACCTTACAACAACAGGAACCCTTACGAATAGCGGTGCTATGACCACTACAGGCGTATCTACGTTTAATGGGGCTGTAAACTTTGCATCTACAACTGCTCATGCGGGTAATGCAACATTTAGCGACAACGCTAAGGCTATCTTTGGTGCGGGTGCAGATTTACAGATTTATCATGACGGTACTGATACACATATTGTAGAAAGCGGTGCAGGTTCGTTAAAAATAAAAGGTAACTTTTTACAGCTATTGTCACCAGATAATGAAAAGTTTTTTGAAGGACAGGCTAACGGTGCTTCATCTCTTTTTTATAATGGTGTTGCAAAACTAGATACGTCAAATAACGGTGTAGACGTTACTGGTCAAAGTATAAAACTTACAGGAGCAAATCCTCTATTTTATTTACTTGACAATACTAATACAAACACTTGTTCGCTTCAAAACACGGATGGTAATTTTATATACCGTGCTGATTCAGGAAACGAAATTGGAAACTCTAAACATACCTTCACAATTGATGGTTCTGATGTTATGCGTATTGACACCACAGGCGTAGGTATAGGTACTACTAGCCCTGCAACCAACCTTCATATAGCAGGTGGAAGCTCAGGAACTGACCAAGCATTATTTAGAACATCATCAGGCGGCGGCGGTGGTCTGCAAATAGTATGTTCTGATTTAAGCCTTGCAAATCCTTTATGGAGTATAAACACTTTCTATGGTGAAGCCCTTGCGTTTGGTGACGGTACTAATGAACATATGCGTATTGACTCATCAGGCAAGTTACTGCTCAACACAGCTACCCATACCCTAACTGACTCTGAGATGGTTGTGGCATCTGAGTATAGTGCATCTGGTACAACAACAGGTGGTATAACATTAAGCTCACGACAAAGTGGTTCTTGGAGAAATAGCGGTATATTTGCTAACGGTGCTCACCTTACTTTTACTACTAATGATACAGGATTAAATGGAGCGCAAGCGTCAAGTGAACGCATGCGTATTGACGCATCAGGAAACGTAGGTATAGGTACTGATAGTCCAACTGAAAAACTAGACATAGATGGTGATTCAATAAGACTACGGCAATCACAGACACCCGCATCAGCATCAGCAACGGGCAGTCAAGGACAAATAGCTTGGGATGCAAATTATATGTACGTATGTACAGCCACTGACACTTGGAAACGAGTTGCTCTTGCAACTTGGTAAACTGGAGAATAAATAATGAGTTTAAGCGATTTAATAAGCGGAGCGGCAGGTTACTATAACCAAGATGAGGCGGCTAAAGCGGCACTTGAGTTAGGACAACAGTCAGCACAAGAACTTTCGAGACTTGGTACGGAAGTAGCAGGTATGGCTGAGTTTAAACCCTTTACTGTTACTACAGGACTAGGACAAACTACTACAACACCTACTGGTGGTATTGACGTTGGTCTGACACCTAAGCAACAAGCCCTACAGACGCAACTGTTAGGTCAAGCACAGGGTTTATTCGGTCAAGTAGGGGTAGACCCTAGTATGGCGCAAGCTGACCTGTATGAGCAAATGAGAGCCGTGCAACGCCCTGAGGAAGAACGTCAGCGTTTAGCCTTAGAGGAGCGTATGTTGTCTCAAGGACGCTTAGGATTGCAATCGTCTGCATACGGTGGTGCTTCTCCAGAGTTACTGGCACAAGAGACTGCAAGACAAGAGGCTATGGCTAGAGCAAACCTAGCGGCTCGTCAGCAAGCTATGGGTGAACAAGCACAAGCACTTACAGCGGCTAGTGGTTTACTTGGTGCAGGTTATACTCCACAATCACAAGCCTTAGAAGCATTACGTATGGGCACTGGTGTAGCAGGGTTAGCTGACATTGGTAGACGCACGGGTGCTGAGTTTATGGGTACAGCAGGTCAAGCGGGTATTGAGGCTCTCATGCAGGGTGCTGAGTTAGCGCAAGCACTTGAGGCGACTAAACGTCAGTCACTTACTGAAGCATTGTTGGGTAGAGAGCCTACGATACAAGAGCAGTTACTAGCTAACTACTTAAAAGTGCCTGTACCGCAAGGTGACAGCGGTTTTCTAGGCGGTCTGTTTAGTAGTGATGGTTTACTGGGTGGTTTGTTTGGCGGCGGCGGTAGTGGTAGCAGTAGCGATGCTAGTGGTGGTTACACCTCTACATCTCCTGTTTCTACGCCAATAGGACAGGCAATACCTTCAGGCATTAACAACCTAGAGAATTTATTTTAGAGGAAAATACTAATGGCTAATAGAGATATAGCAGGATTATTAACAGGCATCCCTAGCGGTGGTATTGACCCTCGTACACAGATGTCAGGTAGAGACATGCTCGTACAGAGTGCCTTAGCGGGTCAACAACGTATGGCGGGTGGCTTACGTGGTTTGATGGGTGGTCAGCCAACAATACAACAACAGTTGGTACAGGCGGCAGGTCAGAAGCAGATAGCAGATGAGGCTAGAGAACAACAACAACAACAGTCAATTATTGCTTTTGCAGAAAAACGATATGCTGATAATCCTGAATACGTTAAATTAATTGAAGCAGGTGTTCCTCTTAAGGACGTAGAAAGTATGTCTAAAGGAGAAAAAGACTTTGTTGTGGTAGGTAATAGTATTTACATACCAAGCACAGGTGAGTTTAAAACAATGCCTTCTACTAAATCAGGTAAAGCTCCTATTGTTAAAAGCGTATTTAGTGAAGAAAAAAATGCAAATGTGATTCGTTTTTATGACCCTAACGACCCGACTAAGATATTAAAAGAAGAGTTAGCGCCTAAAGACCAAGCGCGTTCTTCTGTTGCTTTATTAAGGCTGATTGATGACACAAACAATAAAGCCCAAGAGCAGAGAGTAAAGGTTCAGAAAGTAGGAGCATTAGCAGATAAATTAGACCAAGCACAAGGCAAAATATCTTCAGGTTTGGCTTCTACAGCTAAAGAAGCACTTGACCAAGTGTTTGGTACTCAAGATTATGAAAGCGAATTACGAACTGAAGCACAAAGATTAAGAACTTCTAACGCTATTAAAAACCTCCCTGCAGGTCCTGCTTCCGATAAAGACGTTGCGCTAGTGTTATCTGGAGAACCTCCCGCAAATGCAAATCCAGAGTATTTAGCTAGATATGCTAGAGGTATTCAAAAGTTAGCACAGTACGAAGCAGACTACTATACTAACTCTTCGTCTTGGTTGGATAGATATGGAGATAACAGAGGATTTAGTTCTTACTTACAAAGAGAGCAAGCTGAAGAAACTTTAGCAGGAATACCACCACAAGCTATTGTAGAGTTAGAATCAGATATGTCTCCACAAGCCCTAGCTGAGTTTAATCAAGTTTTCGGTGTTGATTATTTAGGAACTACGGAACAGTTAAAGAGAGCAAATGAGACACTAAGTTCACTTAAAAGAGATTTATAAGCATGGCTAATCGTTTTGAAAAATACACGCTTGAACCAGAACAAACAAGCGTACCACAGCAGACACAAAGCCCTAATCGCTTTGCTAAATATAACATAGACCCTACAGTTACTGAGGAGCAAGGAGAAGTAAAAAGTGGAGAGTGGTTAGAAACTGATAACTTTTCTACGGCTATGGCTTTTATGCAGGGCGTTAGTCTTGGTTGGTACGATGAGTATAGAGTAGGTATAACTGCTTTAGCTGATAGTGCCTTTGGTGACGAGACATATCAACAGGCTTATGATAGGAACAGAGCAGAGTACGATGCTTTAGCTAAAAGTTTCCAAGAAAGACAACCTGTGGTATCTACAGGTGCTGAAATAGCAGGTGCTGTTGTAAGCCCCGCGGCTAAAGTAGGTACAGCGGCTAAAGGCATAAAGGCTTTAACAGCTAGAGGCGCGGCTGAGGGTGCTGTATATGGCGCAGGTAAGGCTGAAGGTGTTGAGGATATTGTAGAAGATACAGGTTATGGTGCTTTGTTTGGCGGTGTCTTTGGTGGTACTTTAGCTACTGGCGGTTGGTTGTTAAAAAGAAAAATAGAAGCACCTTTAGATAAAGACGGTGTGTTTACTCCGATTACATTAGCGGCTAAAAAAGGGGACACTTCCGAGTCTTTATTGCAATCTTTCTACAGAGACGTTGTTGGTCCTAGCTTAGGAGGTAAAGGTATAATACGTGGTCAAGAAGAAGTTACTGTTGCTCCACTAGTATTGAGACAAAAAGAAAGGGAAAAACAACTTAAGAACTTTATTAGAGCATCTAAAACAGAGAATGCTGAAGCTACTAACGCCCTTAACACAGCTGTAAACAATATTAAAGAAACAGGTAAGCTAAAACAGACAGACGTTATGTCTGAAGCAGAATTAAGCAGAGAGATTATTGGCGGTAAATATGATAAATTTTTAGGTAGAGACGGTGAGATTATAGCCCGTAAAACCGAGCAAATGAAAAGAACCATAGATAACAACAATGATATGTTGCGTTTATCGGCTTTTGAAAACTCTGTGCCTTCTGGTGCTAAAAAAGCTGACATAGCTAACATACTGGATTCGGCTAACCCTAACCTAGCAATGCACCGACTTGAAAAGCTATGGCAAAAAGAAGGATTTAGGTCTATTAAGGATATTTCCTTTAGAATGAAGCCTGAGCAACTGCTTGGTGAGATAGAGAAAAGAGTAACTAGCGACACTACGTTATCATTGTTAGCGGGTAAAGCGGGTGTACGTACTTTGGTAAAAGACGCGCTAGTTACTTTATCGGCTAAAAGAAATCCTAAGACGGGTAGAATTAAAGGTGAGGACTTATCCGCAATTAGAAGTTCTTTCGGTATGGCGGCTTCTAAAATGTCAGACGAAGGAGGTCAGGCGGCTTTGATGCAGGGTCTTTATAGAGAGATACAAAGCGTTATAGATGACAACATGAAAAGACAGCTTAGTGGTAAGCGGTTACAGTCTTTTGAGGATGACGTAGCTAGTTGGGCTTCGCAGTCTGTGCTGAGAGACGCTGTTACAAAAGCATCTACTAAAGCAGGAAGACAGGGTAGATTTACACCTGATGAGTGGATAGGCTCGATTAAAAGAAACTCTCCAAGACAAGCTAGACGAGGAGAAGGACCTTTACGTAATCAAGCTGAAGAATTAGCCGCTTTGACAGCAAAACAAGAAGCGTCTATAATAGATAGTTCTAATGCTTTAGCAAAGAAATTAACTAACCGTAGGCAGAATGAATTAAAAAGAATTAAAAACAAAGCTACAGCAGAGAAATCCACGATTCAAAAAGAAACGATAAAGTTACAAAATACCCTTAGAAACAATCCGAAGAACGCTGAAAGAATAGCGATGAACATAAAAAAAGAAGATGAATTAAAAGAGGTTATAGAAACTAGCGGGGAAGAGTTATCTGCTATAGATAAGGCTAGGACGATAGAAAATCCAACTTGGTTTCATCAAATGGCGGCATCAGGTTTATTGGCTACGGCAACTGGTTTAGGTGACTTGGCGGGTGGCGGTGGTTTTTTCTCAGTCGCGGGTAAAGCCCTTGCCGCAGGTAGTGGTGTTATAGGAGTCTCTCGTGGCTTGGCTTCTCCTTCTACTCAAAGAGTTTTAGCAGGACAATCGCCTCTCCAACAAGCGGCTGTGAGAGGGTTGCGAAAAGAAATGCCTTTGACAGGGATACGTGCTATAGATGCTGTAACTGCTTTACCTAGAGTAGGTGCGGGTATGTTCACAGGACAAGAAGAATATAAACCGCAATAAACAAAAGGGGGCATTGCGCCCCCTTAGTTTTACCTATGCTATTTCACACGCGCCTCCGACACACGCCAGTTCTTGCGAACCTGTAGTATTATCTTCCTTCTCAAAGTGTTCTAGGTCTTCCCATTTAATATCAACTGGCATAGCCGCTAGTAACTCCTCATACTTCTCAGGGGTTATGTCCTCATAAGGGGCTTGCTGATAAACATGGTCACTAACAGGCAACAAACTAATACCACTGACCGAATCAAAGTTATCCCATATCCACTGTGCTATTTGCAGGAACTCACTATCTGTATAATAAACAGTGATACTTGGCTTATGTTCACACCAGTGGTCTTGGTACTTCTTCCAGACTCTTAGCTGTTCCATTGCACCCACCTGCTTTACTGTAGTACTGCTGTCGGGTGACTTGATAGGGAAGCCAAAGACCAGAGAAGACTTACTCATTACGTCATCTTCTACAGGGAAACCTGCGGCTGTCATGTACTGAGCAAGCGGGTCTTTCTTGTCTGAACGCACTCTACGGATATAATGCTTAGAAAAACGGGGATGTATGCCACTAGCAGAATCAACAAGCTGAGACACAGTACCACTTGGCTTAACACAAGTAATAGCCGCAGACTGAGCAATGCCAAGTTTGTCAGCCCACTCTTTATTAGTTTTGATTGCAACATCTTTCATCTCCGTCAACCACTTATCTAGGTCAGGCGAATCTTTACCCAACAAGTAATGGTCACATATCCCAGTTAAACTTACACCTAATAGTGCTTCTTCTTCTGTGTTTCTTTTCCATACATTGCGTAGGTAGCGGAAGTCAGTCAAGGTAGCCTGTAGAGTTCCGATGATGGAAGCTACTTCAACTTTCTTTTTAAGACTAACAAGGTCATCGTCTGCACGTATAACGACCTCAGATAGGTTACAGAACTGATTACTGCGTAAGATAATCTCAGAGCAAGGGTTAGTCCCAAAGTCCTGCTCAGGGTCTCTACGTCCGTTCTTAGCGGCTATCTTCTGTGCCGCCACACGACTAAAGATACCACGTTCTCCTGCCTTACTGTCGTACATGGTGTGCATCTCAGTAAGGAATGACTCAAAGTCTGGCTTCTCTGTGTACGCTACGCTGTTGTTAGCCAGTCTACGTTGTCCTTCATCCATCCACCACTGACCAGACTTAGCCTTAGCCATACGTGGGTCTGATAGGTTTGACAAGCTAATCAATGCTGACCTACGTACACCACCGACAACTACAATGTCTGCAATCTTACATACAACATCGTGGCACTCAATGCTCGTTAGCTTACGTCCGTGTGCCTTCTGGAATATACCTACGCAGAAGTTAAACAAATCCTCAAGAGGCTCTGCGCCACTAGCACGACCACCAAAGGTCTTGAGTCTAGCACCTGATGGGCGTACCTTACTCATGTCCCACTTAGGTATCTTACCTGCGTACAGCATAGCGATTAACTCACGGAATGCACTAGCCCAACCAATCTTGCTGTCTGCCACTACAATGGTACTGTCAGTCTCGTGGAATGACTCAGCGATGACTGGTAGCTTGGTAATGAAGTTACGTTCAACACTGAACCCTACACCTGTACCACACATTAGTACGTACATAAGCTCATCAAAGCTACGTGGTGAGTCAATGTGTAGGTAGCTACAGTTAAACCCTGCTACATTGTCCTTGTCTAACGCCTCACCTGCTGTCATCATACAGCGCATACTGGGCATTACGTCTAGGTTATGGATAGCGTTAAACAACTGTAGTGCTGTCTTATCGTTTATCTGACCACGTTCCTTCCAGAAGTCTACGTATCTGTTGACTGTCTCATCCCAACGCTCTCGTCTGCCTTCCTCTGGTAGCCAACGTGCGTAACGGGAC